TCATCAAAAAACTCAAAAGTTTCTGAGAAACCATAATCGGTGTCAGCTGTTGCAGAAAGGGGTGCAGGAACAACTGTATAACGAGATTTGATTGTAGCATCTTGTACACCATCAGTAGTTTTTTCGTTTACAATCCTTGCTCTATTAAATGTTTTATATGTATCACCTCTATCGACAGTTGAATCACCACCAAATCCATCTAATAGTATATAGTTTTTAGTATCTGGTGTACTATCTTCATATATGATAAATTCTGGAAGTACAATTTCTGTATCACCGCCTGGAATTCGGAAATTAACTTCAATTGTTTTAATGATTTCACCAGATGTAAGATTTGGATAGATAAATCCTTTGAGTACAAATGAAAGAGTCCAAGTAATAGTTCTTCTTGCTGATAAATCACCCTCATATTCATCTGCTACACTAGAAGAACTTAATGTAATAGGAACATCTGCCTTGATGTTCATATCGGGAATTGTATTTACGGTAACAGTAAACTCTGGTGTAAAATAAGGAAGTATCTGTTCTAAAATTTGTGTACCGTCTTCTGCATTCTTGACAAGTATGAACAATTCAAAATCAAAATTATAAGGAACAGGATTATACATTGTGATCATATTGGTAGTAGTAGAAGAAGTGTTTGCTGCTACATTTCTACCAATCGTATTCAATTTTCTTGCAGAATCGTAAGAAACTCCTGTCATTGCAAACCCCATTCTTGGAGTTCTCGTCGCTACAACTTTTCTATCTGCAGTAGTATCTTGAACAGCAAGTAACCACTTTTGTTTGGGGCCATAGGCAAGAGGAACTTTTAATTTTTCAACAACAGTACCACTTGAATTTTTCCTTTCAATATTAATATCATTGAAAAGAGTTCCAAACACTGCCACATATTTTCTTATGGTTGAATGATAAAAGGTAGATCCTAACATTAGTAGCCCGACCCTTCACTAAATGGATTACCTTCTGTAAAGTCAAGTATAGAATCAGCTACAGTTTCAATTCCAACATTGTTTGCATATGCATCAGTTGATATTTCCTTATCATCTCCGACAGATGTTGTGGCATAAGATGCACCAGATTCAAAGAATAGTTTACCCTCAGTTGAAGAATTAGGGGTATTTGTTGTCTCATCATCTAAAAGAAGTGTAGTGTCATCTTCTAATGCTATAGAAAACGGATATTCATACATTTGATTATCTTCATCAAAAGTCCCAATAATATTTCCAACTGTAAGAAGACTTGTACTAGAATTCCAATCAAAAACTTCTCCTTTAATTGCAGAATTTGCATATCCAGTAGAACCTTGATACACTTGTTCACCAACTGTAAATGTACCAGCTCCAGTACCGAGAGTAAATTTTATTGAATAGGATTCTTCTCTTTCTATCTTATCCAACTCTTCAATACCAGTATCAATTGCTTCATCAGAATATTCAAAGAGTTCACAAACTAAATCAAAAGTTTGTAGTCCACCCATCTGATAGAAAACATTCGTATCTTGCACGTGTTTAATCTCAAAAAGGGAGTCAGACAAAGGAAAGAAAATAAGGTCACCCTCTAGTGGTTCTTTATCTCTATGTCCTGTTTCAAAATTTAATTCTTGAAATCTTCTACGAGCAATTGTAAAAGTAATTTGATCTCTTACTTCTAGTCCAAAGTTACTTACAAATGTACCATCACCTTCAAATCCATCTATACTCTTAATGTACACTTCTACCATACGAGCATCTTCAAACTTAGAAATACGATCCTCACCAAAGATAGAATCTGTATTTACTTCAGTTCTAGGCATGTAATGAACATCAATACCGAAAGATTTGATAGACTCAATTACGATACTTTCAACTAGTCTTTGATCTGGCGTATTAGTTCCATAGTGATTAAAATAATGATTGGTTGCCATTTATATCCTTTAACCCACATAGAAATCATCGGGGAGTTGATACTCTAATTTTCCTTCTCTTTCTAAGTATTCTAATTCTGTAGTTGCGTCATCATATAATTGTCTCCCATTTAAAGTAACACCTCCAGGCAATTGAACACCTTCAAATTTTATAAGATTCATACCCCATTGTTTTTTCAGAAGAGCTGTACAATATTTTTTAAGGAAAATATCACTATAAGCATCCGTATATGTTTCTGGATTCATTGATGCATAAGCTTCAATTACAACAAAGTCATCTATTTTAAGATCTCCACTCCAATCTATGTCAAGATAAATTCTATCTCTGTGACGATTGAATCTGAATCTAGGTAATCCAGAGAAAAGATTTTGGATAGTAGCAAGATATTGTTGAGTGAAAACATAGTTTTTCATATCACCAGCTGCACCCATTGTATAAAGATCATTCAGCGCGTACTGATAGTTGACTGAAAACATATTTGTACTACCACTTAAATTTTCGGTAAGTGGTATAATTCCTGTAATACCAATATAACTCTCATCTAAAGAAAGATAATGATTATCTATATCACCGATAGTTTGAGCTGTACTACCATGAACGGTTGCTGTTGCACCGCTTGTTGCTCCTGTAATGGTTTCACTGGCAGTCCATGTAGTAGTTATATCTGTATAATAGGTATTTCCATCTCCAATCGCGTCGGCATTGGAATTATTTTTTGTAGTTGGTTTTGAATACCTTATCGTAGTATTTGCACTATGGTATTGATGAAATGTAGCCTTAATACCACTAGATCCTCCCTCAATCGTTTCTCCACTAGAAAAAGTTCCAGAGGTTGAAGAAACGATTTGAGTTGATGCTGAAATTTGTTTCTTTACAAATTCTGGATGTGTACCATCAAAATGATATTCTTGCCAGTAAGTTACTGCATCATCAATGGTATCTTCTATTTGATCATCATCAAGATTCAGTTCAACAACTGGATGCCCCAATTTTCTTTTACAATAATCTTTAAATGTGGTTCTAGATGTAGGTTGTGTCATTTGTTAAATCCTTATTTTGTAGACTCTGGTGATACGGTTATAATTCCTTGACAAACCCTCTCTACAGTAGTTTCATCTGATTGAGTATATTCAACATCATATACATACTGATCAACAGCAACGTTTGCAGTATTTGTTGCAGTCATAGAAATTGTAACATTTGATCCAGCAACGGATGTAGAAAAAGAATGTATATTGTTACCAGAATATGTAGATTGTCGCATCTTAGCAGCACAAGTACCAGTAGAAATTGTGACATTTCCTCCTGCAGAGTTTTGTGCGTAGATTACTTTTTCAAAGGTAGCCCCTTGATCCATTACAAAATTTATGGTTCGTTTACTTAAAGTCAGTGCCATTTATTCCTTACGCTGTATCTAATGGGTAGTTATTTGCCCAGTATGAATTGTCTGCTTGAGTTCTAAAATAATCTTCGTCATCCATTGATGCTGTAGCCTTCAAATAATTGCTATCTGCAGCACCCGATGTTATATTAGGATACGGATCTTTTTTATTTTCAGAAGTATCTTCAAGTCTATCTGGATGATGACTTGGACTCCATATCCATGTGTTCGTAGCATCCTTATTACGCAATGTTGCCCACCCAAGCGGATCCATAGCAAATCCATTTATTCTATTTACATTTCCTCGTATTTCTGCTATACCTAATGCTTGATTCGTTACCCATGTACCTGCCCAGTTTGATGCAAATACATATGCATTGGTAGCACCATCACAGAATGCACCAAATCGTGTTTCTGCTTCTCTGTCTCCTTCGTATCCTATTCCTTGAATAACTCCTAAGAAGTCATTTGCATTGCTCATTTGTACATGGTGCCACTCCATTTCGTGCACTTTACCTGTCCTCATATTTGTTTGGTAAAACTTAAAGGAGTCTTTAATATTTTGTACTAGTTTCGCCTCAGTTTCAGATCGTGTACTGGGTTTGTAATATCCCACAGGCCCGCCATTATACACACAAGTAATCTGATACCACATACGCACATCTTCTTCAACACCATAAGGATTCATTGTTTGGTATACAATTGTAAATTCTTTGCCTTGTGTATTGTCGTCGCCATATCTATGCGGGTCTTGATAACAAGAACTAGGATTGTGCTCCAGATAATAAGTATTTGCTGATACTCCAAAGATTGGTTTAAGGTATCCATCGACACGATTGTAGTTGCCGGAATTCCTAGTCATGTGCCCTATTTGGAAAGTGAGTCTACCATGATTCTGTTGTAATCTAAATCCACCTCCTCGCGATCTGCCGTAATGATATGGTGAAACTGCCCAGACTGTTCCATTGGGTTCGATCGTTTGATCAATATGAGTA